AAGATATAACATCGACCCTGCCCGAACCAAAACTTTCGTAAAATTCGAGGGATCGACCCCAAGCTTTCTAGAAGGCAAAACTAATACGACCATTCGGAAATACTGACGATTCTCGCCGGGCCTGAATGGACTGACCCCGATGGCCCTCCAGGCGGATGAAGCTGAAGCGATGCCACGCAGTCCTTGCAGTCGATGCGGCCTTGCTCCTTGTAATTGTAATCCTCACAGGATGCTCAATGAAGCAATGGTATCCAACTATGGGAGCCGTGGTGGGAGGAGGAGCGGGAGCGCTTGGTGGTCCTGGCATAGCGGCGGTAGGAGCGGGAAGCGGAGCGCTAGTTGGGGAAGTTTTGCAGGGCAACAAAGAGGTGGCCGAAGCGAAGGAAACCATAGACGCACTGACCCATGGGGATGTTTCGGCACTCGTCCAACAGGGCATGGCCAAACACGCGAGTGGTTTCGACGAATTTACGAGTTATATCAAAAAAATACTAATCATAGCGGCCTGCATTCTTGGGGCGTATCTCTGCATACCGATTTTCGTAGCCCGAAAAACCGCAGAGACTTGTTCTAAAACTGCCGCAGAAAGACACATGACAAGACCTCCCTTCCCGACAAATGAAAAACTTTAATAATTTAATCGAGCTTTACCGCGCGATGACTACCCAAGGCAAAGTGATCACTTGGTTCGCAGCTATTCTTATCTCAATTTTAGTCCTAGATTGGTTATTCTAATGATTGATCGCGACTCACTTTTTGGTATTGGTGGCACAATTGCCACGTTCTCCGGTTCACTCCACGAGTATATCGGTGTGATTGCAGGGTCTTTGACCATCGTATTCATGTTGGTCAAAATCTACCAAGCGCTACGCGACAGGAAGTGAAATGGGAAGGTATCGTTCATACGGCAATCTAGATGACCAAGTCCAATCAGAAGGTGATCGTGGATTTCGGGGGATAGATTCCTACAAAGAGAAGACGAGTCTTGAAGGTGGCTTCGTTGAGAAGTCCGAGAACATGCGATTGATTGGTGACCTTGCGGAAACACGCAAGGGTATCGACTTCCTTGCAGGTAGCGTGACCTTGACTTACAACGGAAGCGATGAGCGTGTCTTTGCTTCGACTTTATTCAGCGACCCTGCAACGGGTGTAGAATTCGTAGTGGTTGCCACGAAGACCAAGGCAATCATTTGGAATGACGCAAACAACTCAGGCATCGCGATTGACTACCCCGGTTCAGAAGTAGTGGCAGCAGGAGACGGTGCATCTTTTGTACAGTCAATGGAGAAGTTGATTTTGTTTCGTGGCAAGAACAAGACCCCGTTGGAATGGGACGGTGATTATTCAAGCCCGACTGACTTCGTGGTCAAAGCAAACGGTTCACCTGGTGCGGGTAGAATTCAATGTCCCAATACTGACTTTGGCGTATTCTTTAGAAATCGTCTGATTATTCCACAACCAACGGATTCAGCTTACTCGTTGATAATGAGCGATTTGCTAGACACAGATAACTACTATCCAGCAGAATCGCAATTCAGAATCTCAAAGGGTTCAGCCGATTTTCTCGTAGGCTTTTACCCGTACCAAGAAGACCAGTTGATCGTGTTCATGCGCAACTCGATCCACATGATTAACAACATCGCGACCACCTCTGCCGCGAATACCTACGAGATCACCCGTCAGCACGGTTGCGTAGCTCGCAAGTCCATCGCTCAGAGTGGACCGCAAACATTCTTCCTGTCGGATAACGGAGTTATCGTCCTTAGTCCTGGCACTGACCCCGCAAAAGGCTTGGGGGTAGCAATCAGTAAAGTATCGGGAGAAACAATTCCGATGACTCAGCCTATCCAAGATCAGTTTAGTGAGGTTAACTTTGCACACGCAGACAAGTCATGCGGAGTGGTATTCGACAACAAATACTTCTTGGCCGTACCTACCGGATCTTCAACCGTTCCGAATGCAATATTTGTTTTTTCGCTATTATCGAATTCGTGGATTAGCGTAGACAGTTACCCCGCAATGTCGGGAAGTCTAGCATTTCACGTGGATGACTGGGTCATTTGCTCACACGGGAGCAACCCGACCAGGCGTAGACTCTTCGCGTGCAACGACACAGGTTGGTATCTCATGGAGGAGAACACGATTGACGATAGTGGACGAAAGATCGGGTCCACCTCGGAATCGGGAACTACCGCAATAGCCGGGAAACTCGTTACCCGTGCTTACACGCTTGGCAATCAAAACGTCAAACGATGGAGGCGTGGCCAACTCGGAGTGAACACGGTTGCATCTGATGCGTTTAACATCAAAGTCAATACGCTCGATCCTGACAAGTCCGAGACTGTTCTAAGCCACACGGCAGACTCAGAAGAAGAAGCACTCTTACGCTTCGGTACGGGACGCACACGGGGGTATGGCGCGCAAGTCGAGATCAACGTCACAGCAGGAACCCCGTCCTTTCGTCACGTCTCCTTGGACGCAATCGCAGATGGACTCAATATACGGACGGAGGTTGCATAGTGGCCATCTCTGCATCAGTTCAACGTGGTTTTACATATAGTACGGGAGTTGATATTTCTGCCGCCAATCTCAACGAACTCGGAGTGCCTACCGTGACCATTGACGAATCAAACGTGAGCATCACGGGAGGCACCATAAGCGGATTATCTTCACCCATTGCAATTGCAGATGGTGGGACAGGAAGTGCAAACGCAACTGCCGCCAGAGCAGCACTAGGAGTTGGCACACTGGGAACCCAAGCAAGTGGTGCCATTGCCGTTACGGGTGGTACAATATCCGGTACAATAATGACGCTCAAATCCTATGCCGTAAGTGGCGTGCCATCCGCTAGTCCCGCAGGGCAAATGATCTACGTTACGGATGGTAACGCAGGGGCCGCGACAGTTGCAGTGTCAGACGGATCGGCATGGAAAGTAGTGGCGTTAGGAGCAACGATAAGCACATGAATGTCCTTGAGCAAACCAAGCAGTTCTACGACGAACTCGGCCTTGATATGTTCAAGGACATTACAATGTACTTGGGTTACGGATACGTATTTAAAACGCCCGACTCGCTCCTGCTCGGCAAAGCGGTTAGGACGGATGACAAGACCCATCCGAGTTCTCAATGGGAGGTTAAAAACCCCAATGCATGGTATGTCCATATGGCAATAGGTAAAGTAGGGATTGCAGAATTCATCGAACGGATTCCATACGAGTTACCCTTCGTCGGATGGATGAGACATTTCAAAAACAAACCAGTAAAATTTTACGACTTTAAAAGAATAAGTAGGAGAAAATAACAATGGGAAGTGGACCTGACATCAATTATCCGGCTCAACCGTCTTATGGCGAATCAATGGCCGAAGCTCTAAAAGCCCAAGCTGAATTCCTTAAAGGGACAGGAGACTTTGCTAGTGTCGGAAGCCTTGAAAGCTTGTTGCCCTTGGAAGAGAGTATCCGAAAGAAAACCGCACAGACCGATACGGATGTACTTAGGCAGACATTATTGGGTACCGAACAACAAGTCGTTCGTGATCCCAATACAGGCAAGTTTGGAATACCGGGAACTGAGGTTGTGACCCAAGCAGACGGGAACAAGGCTGAAGCAGGTGGTGGTAGGTATCAGCTTATTATGACTGATCCAGGTGAGACATCATCTCAGGGTGGTAGATTTGGATCGACTACAACAATCACACCTCCTACCTATAAAATCCTTGATACAACTTCGGGTGGCTTGACAAGTATTCCTATACCAAGAAAAGATCCAAGCACTGGCAAGATAGGACAAATGAGCGTCGAGGGTATGTTGATACTTGGGAGCGAACAAATCCAAAAAATGCAATCCGCCATTACCGAAGCAGGTGGAAACAAAGACGTTGTCACTCAAACCTTTGACTTTGTCAATCCCGTCACTGGTGAACAATTACAACCAGGCGAAACAGTTCGCACGACTACGGGAATGGTTGACCTTCTTGGTGATACTCGCGAACTCAAACAGTTTGAAACACGAACCGCAACCCAAGCGGATGTCGATGCGAATCTTGCCGAAAATGTTGGAGATACTTTTGTCGCAACTACGGACTCAGGAAGACAAGCGGGATTTGATGAGTTGGGCAACTTCCAAGGCTTATCCGTCCTAGCTGAAGACATCCAACGTGGTAACCTGTCCCGTCAACGCGAAGCCGACTTGCAAGATGTCTCGCGACTATCCGGTCTGTACCAAGGAATCATGGAGGACTACAAGCCTGGTACGGCATCCGCCATGCAAGGTGCGAAGGACTTGATCGAGGAGCAAAAGGACAACCTACTCAAAGACGTCGGAATATCCGACCCCGCACAAGTCCAGTCCCAAGGAGTCCAGGCAGATCCGCTTAGACAAAACCTAATGACCCAAGCAAATGAAGCACTCGGTCAGGGACTGACTGACCGTGAGGAGCGTCAAATTGCAGAAGCCGCAAGAGCAAGGTCCACGCTCATGGGTAGAACCTTTGACCAATCCGGTGCAATCGCAGAAGCAGAAGCTCGCGTTCTTGAAGACAACCAACGAAAGATGCAGAACCGTGGGTTTGCACAATCCGTACTTGGACAAGAAGCGGGAATTCAAACAGCAGACGATACCCGTGCAATGGGTGCAGACCAGTTTAACGTTGGAACGAAGATGGATGCCGAGAGACTACGCGAATCACTCCGCCAACAAGGCTTACTCGGTTACCTCGATGCGGCTTCTAGGATTTCCCAAATCGAGAACCAAGACCAACTCGATCCGTTCCAAGCGATACTAGGCAGAGGGGGAGGAACCGCACTTCAACAAGGCCAACAGGTATTCGGACAAGCGGGGTACGGATTAAACTCAGGACCGCAATACTTGAACCCCGAAGCAGGGTTAGGCTTTATACAAAACCAAGCAACGAATGCCGCGAATATGTACGGGGCGCAACAAGCCGCACAAGGTTCAGCAACCTCCGGTATATTCCAAGGACTCGGTGCTGTAGGTGGTGGGATTGCGAGTGGGTTGATAGGTAAATACTGTTGGGTAGCACGCGAAGTCTACGGGGTACACAATCCCGCATGGTTATTGTTCCGAGAATGGATGCTCAATGAATCACCAGGTTGGTTCCGTGCGACCTATATAAAATTCGGTGAACGCTTTGCGAAATTCATCTCGAATAAACCACGCTTAAAAGCACGAATCCGTCTTTGGATGGACTCGAAGATCGGAGGAAAATAATCATGGCACAACCATTCTTCAGAGGAAACTACGGATCAGCACTTGGCCGGGTCGATACTCGACCAATCATTGAGGCAGGTCGAGCGCAGGGACAAATGTATGCAAACCTCGGTGGACAAATCGGGGGGATGATCAAAGAGTACGGGCTTAATAAACAGAAGAGGGCAAAGCTTACTGGGGAGATCGAGGCATACTATGAGCAAAACCCCGAAGCACTCAGTCAGATCGGAATGAGCGGAGATGAGGTGCAAGACAAGAAGGATTTTACGGAACGCGAAAAGTTCGTAAAAGGTGACATGAGTATGGCACAACTCGAAGGGTATGCAGGTAAGCTTGCAAGGGGAGAAGTGTTGCGTAGTAAAAAACTGCAAGACGAGTCCCGAATGATTGCAAATCAAACGGGTGAGTTTGCGCTTGGACTTCAAAAAGAACTAAAGGATTCTCGTGTCGCACAGGCGAAACTTACAAATGATTTGCGTAGACTGGCACTTACGGAAGGTAGAGCAGTTTCACCCGCAAAAATTAAAGATATACTTGATAGGTATGGTGCTGACGCTGCAACAAGACCTTCTCAGGTTGATGCCACCATCGAACAAAATAAAGCTATTATAAGGAGTGGTAAAGCAGGGGCAGACAGGGAAGAATTGCTTGGTGGTTCAACCGGAGTTGCCGCGCAAGAATTGACCAAAGAAGCGTTGGGGATTGAACAGATGGAGGCAAATATAGACCGCACTCGCGGCTTAACTGATGCACTCGGAACACAAATGGATCTTATGCGCAATCCTGTTGATACTCGGATCTCAGGGAATACTGATATTAGCAAAAGTATCGATGACGTGACAAAAGACATACAGTCTATTTTGAAATCCTCTTCTATGGAGAGAGATGAAGATGGTGAACCCTTAACAATAGAAGATCTTATAGAAGATGTTTCATTGTCAGGAGAAATCACATTTTCGGAAGATGCTAATAAGATTTCAGCTAGAGAAAAAATACGTTTGCAGGATTTATTAAGAAAGAAGCGAGAACTTCAAGGGCAAGCTAAAACCACATGGATTGATGATAATGGGAACGCCCAAACAACTACAATTGCAGAATACGAAGAGATTCTAAGAAAACAAAATGAAGCTGATCTAGAAGCAGAAAGATTAAGAAAACAAAAGAGACTTACTCCATTCATTAGTGACGCACCCGAAGGGACTCCATCGATGGTTGATAGGACTTACGGTAATCCGTTTCCCCTTTAGTCTTTATTAAGGTAGTTATACAATGCAGAGGATAGACATAGAGGCGACTGAGAGGTATAATCAAAATGCTAACAGGATAGATCTTGAAGCAACTGAGCAATATAGAAGAGAGCCTCTCACATTAGCGCAACCTCGCGTTCCCGACTTAATAGACACAGGCATAATTATCGGACGCGAAATCGTTCCTGCATTAGTAGGAGGATTCATTGGTTCATTCGCAGGTCCGAAGGGTACAATAGCCGGAGGAGCCGCAGGTTCTGCGCTTGGTAATCTATGGTCGCAAAACTACCGAATTGAACGTGGTTTTCAAGAGGATCTCGGACTAGCGGAACTCGGAGCGGCAACCGCACTAGGTGGGATTCCTTCAGTCACAGGCCTTAAGTCACTCAAGAACATAGGCGGAGTTACCAGGACGGGGATTCGTTCAGCAGAAGGTGCGG